GCTTCGGCCCCCTATTATTTACTTAATTAAATTAAATCAAATGAAAAAACAAGTATTAAAAGACAGGATGTATAGGTTAAAATCAGAAAAAACTCCTATATGTACTATTATCAATTCAACCAATTCACCTAACAACCCTTTGCTATATTTCGACGAAGAAAAAGGAATCAACAGAGCAATGAGGTATGCTAAAAACCAAAAGTCTATTTTTGAAGACGAACAAGATAAAAACGTAGTAATAGAACCAATTATTTTTGAAGACGGGTTTTTATCCACTAAAAGATCGGACACTTTACTGCAACAGTTTTTATCTCTTCACCCTCAAAACGGAGTTATATTTGAAGAAGTAGATTTAGAGCGTGATGCTGAAGATGATTTACAAAACTTAACTCTAGAAATTGACGCTTTAAAAGCAGCATCAGATTTACCGTTAGCTAAATTAGAAATGATAGGTAGAGTTCTTATGGGGGCTAGAGTGGATAAAATAAAAACTAATGAGCTTAAAAGAGATGTATTATTATACGCTAGAGAAGATCCAGAAGGATTTTTAGAAATGTTAGATGATTCAGACCTAGAGCTAGAAGAATTAGTAATCAAAGCATTCGATCAAAACATTATCGCTTTTAGAAAACAAAAAAGAGAAATCTATTACAATCTGAAAGAAAATAAGAAAAGAATTATTACTGTTCCTTTTGGTGAGGACCATATTCATTCTTTAATATCTTACTTTAAAACAGATGATGGCCTAGAAGTATTAGAGCTTTTAGAGAAGAAAGTAAAATAAATTTAAGTTATTGATACAAGAGTCTCCAAGTGGGGCTCTTTTTTTTTGCTTATCTTTGTGGGAAATAGCTTTCGATGATCAACGAGGTAAGAAATACTGTATTATCTATACTAAACAAAAACAACAACGGGTACTTAACACCAGAAGAATTTAATTTATTTGCGAACCAAGCTCAATTAGAAGTATTTGAGGGGTATTTTTTTAGTTTAGCTAACTGGAAGAAAAAGCAGAATCAAAGAATGTCAGGTGAAAACTACGCTGATATTGTTAAAGAAATGGAAGAGGTTTTAGACACCTTTACAGTTTCAAGTACTTTAACTCATGTTGCTGACGGAAAGTTCACACTACCAAACGACTGGTATACTTTATTGAAAGCCGAGGTAGTACCGAATGTAACTCCTGCAACATACACAGAAATAGAGAGAGTTTCTCAAGCAAAAATAAGCAGGTTATTATCATCAAACTTAACGGCTCCTAATACTTCTTATCCAGCTTATGTAGTTGGGCCAGAGCCTATAGCAAGTCCTGTAGGACCTACAGCTAACTCTTTACAGGTTTACCCTCAGAGTATTACTTCAGACGTATTGTTAACTTATGTAAGGTATCCTAAGACCCCAGCTTGGACTTATAATGCTATTGGTGCTGACGGTGATCCAGTATTTAATCCGAGCAGTGCATCATACCAAGACTTCGAATTACCACTTTCGGATGCCATTGACATTACTATTAAGATTTGTGAATATGCAGGAATTAGTATTAGAGAGCAGGCGGTAGTTAACTTTGAGAAGGGTGAGGAAATATTAAATCTTAAAACTGAATCTTAATGGCGTATATAACCGACGAAAAATATTATACCAATAACAATGTTGCTCCTAAAAATTTAAACTGGGGCGATTATCAATACGTGTCGTTAAAAGATGTTGTAAATAATTTTCAGCTAATGTATGCTGGTGATGATAAACTGGTAAGTAATGTCACTAGATACAATATATTATTTCACGCAAAAAGAGGTATTCAGGAAATTAACTACGATGCTTTAAAAAATATCAAGATACTAGAACTAGCTGTTACTGATGACTTAAAATATATTTTACCTCACGACTATGTGAATTACGTAAGAATATCTCTTTATAAGGATGGTGTTTTATTTCCATTGATAGAGAACTTTCAAACTAACTTTTCATCTGCTTACTTACAAGATCAGAATGCTGAAATACTTTTTGACATAAATGGTAATGCATTAAGCCCAGATAATTCTACATTAGACTTACAAAGAATCAAAGGAACAAGACCAACACTATATTTAAATAACGGTCACCCATACCATAATAAGCAAGGTTACTGTTGTGATGGTGAATGGTATTTTGGCTTTCCAATAGGAGGACAGTACGGTTTAAATACGTCACTAGCTAATCAGAATCCTAACTTCAGAATAGATAAAGCAGGTGGTGTAATTAACTTTAGTTCTGAAATGGGTGGTCAACTAGTAGTGTTGGAATATGTTTCAGATGGAATGGAGAATGGCAATGATGATGAAATAGTTATTAATAAATTAGCAGAAGATTACTTATATGCTTATATTAGATTTGCTCTTTTGGAAAACAAATTTGGAGTTCAGGAGTATATTGTTAACAGGGCTAGAAAAGAGAAAACTGCTAAGTTAAGAAACGCTAAAATTAGATTAAGCAACCTACAACCCGGAAGACTTTTAATGCCTTTACGAGCAAGAGCTAAATGGATTAAATGAAATTAACTAGAACATTCACGAAGGGGATAATGAATAAAGACCTCGATGAGCGTCTTATACCTCCTGGTCAGTATCGAGATGGACAGAATATAGGTGTTTCAACTTCTGAAGAATCTAATGTTGGCTCTATTGAAAACATACTGGGTAATACTCAGGTAGGTGGTGATTTATCTTACTTAAGTTCGTCTGCTAAAACTATTGGAGCTATTGCTAACCCTTCTAAAGAAGAATTTTACTGGTTTGTAACTGACACTAATTTTGATTATGTAATAAGATACAATGAGCCTAGTAACTCTTCTGCTATAATATTAAAAGATACAAAAGGTAGGGTTCTTAATTTTGATTCTGAGCACGTTATAACAGGAATAAACATAATAGGAGATTTACTTTTTTGGACAGACAACTTAAATCCGCCAAGAAGAGTTAATATATTAAGATATTACGAGTTAGATGATTTTACTGAAGATGACATTTCTGTAATTGTAAAGCCACCGTTATATCCGCCTACTATTTTACTTCAAGACACAGATGCGTTAAATGTAACCGTACCTACACTTCTAAGTAATGTAGTTAATAATATTAGCGACAAGTACATAAGGTTTGCTTATAGATGGAGATATGAAAATAACGAGTTTAGTGCATTGTCTCCGTTTTCTTCTACAGCATTTAGACCTACTGATTTTTCAATGAATTACGCTGAAGGAGTTTTTACTTCAATGATTAATGGTTTTAACCAAGTAGAAGTTTCATTAACCACAGGTGATTCTCAAGTTAAGGACATTCAGTTACTATACTTTGATGAGTTTACTGGATCTGTTTATATAGTAGAAACATTTGACAAAGAAAAAAATAACTGGGCTGATAACACCACTGAGAATGTCTTGTTTAACAACAATAAGATTTATGCCATATTAAGTAGCGATGAAGTAACAAGACTGTTTGATAATGTACCTAGAAAAGCTAAAGCGCAAGAAATAATAGGAAGTAGGTTAATTTATGGGAACTATGTTCAAGGTTACGATTTAAAAGATCAGTGGGGAGAAGATTTAGCAATTAACTTTACTTTAGAACTAGAGTCTAAAAACTCTGCAACAGTTGGTACGCCTAGTTTTCATAGCGACAGAGATTATGAGGTGGGAATAGTTTATTTAGATGATTATGGCAGGATGTCAACTGTTTTAACACCTAATGTTTCAAACCCTAATAGCAATAGTGATTCTAACACCTTATATATACCACCAGGTAATTCAGATACTATTAATGACTTAAGAGTAAAAATAAACCATAAACCACCAGAGTTTGCTAGTAAATTCAGAATATATGTAAAACAAGGTAAGGCAGATAATTATGCCACTATATTTCCTGTTATTTTTTATAGAGACGGTACTGATTTTTATTTCTTTATACAAAGGCCTGAAGTAAACAAAGTGGATGTAGGTAGTTTTATCTACATGAAAAATATTAATGGTATAGCTACTAATTCTAGTCAGCAATACAGAGTATTAGAAGTAGAGGTAAAAGAAGAAAATTTTTTAGGAGGTAATGAGTTTCCAGGTTTATATTTCAAAATATCTGACAACAACGGGAATATAAGGGAGTGGTTAGGGAAAGGAACAACAGGGAGTAATGCGACTGGAGTAAAACCTAACACTCAATCTTACATAGCAACTGACGTTCCTTTTAATAATACTGTTGGAGTTAGTGAAGGTATTGCTCAAATAGATTTTCCTCATTATTACGGTTCTTCAACAACCAACACTCGTGTCAAACTAAGACAAGGAAATAAGCCCCCAGAAAAAACTCCTCACGACACTAACGCTGAAAGAGATGCTAGAATAAGAATAACCATAACTCTTAATGGTACTTTTAAGGTAGAAAATTTTAACAACGGCGTTTACGAGCTTTGGTATGAAAACTTATTAATTTCTGATTATTACACAACACCCTACTATATTAATAATCCGCCATTAGCCTCAGGTGGAACACCTCCAACTCCTGCATATAATTTAGATATGTATATTAGTTTCCCTGATGGCTCAGGATATAATTTATTTGACTATTGGACTATTAATGTACACTCTTCTTTTGGGCCAAATAATTTTCAGGTACCCACTACTCAAACAGGTGCTTCTAGTGGTAATATAGCAGATGGTGCTAATAGAAATTCTCCGGAATTATCTTGTGCTATAGCTCCAGCCTCAGGTGGTGAAGGAACTACAGGTATTAATTCTTTTCAGAACAAACAAGGAGATTTAAACCAAACCCCTAACGGCGCCACTCGTTATCCTAGCACAGATAAAGCCATTAAAGCAGGTGCTATTATAGAGGTTAAAGTAGAAGAAGACACTTTAAAAGAAGGAGCAATTGAAAACTCATCTATAAATGATAATTTTTATTTTGCTAGTGCTGATTACGACAATCTTGAAGAGTGGTTTTACGAAGATAATATTTGGCAATCTTTTACACATTTAAACAGCGATGACAAAGCTATAAACCACAGGGGGTCAAGAATATTTTTTAGAAGGGTATATGTAACTAACTCTGGCACTACTCCTTTCTCTATTAACAATGTAACAACAAG